TAGTTAAAGTTTTAACAGTTTCGGTTCCTGTACTATTAACTCTAATAATTACGATTAAGTCTGAGTCTGCAAATATTTTATACCCATATGCAAATTGGGTTGTACTCCCATTACCAGAGTAGGAATTCTTTACTGTAGTTGAAGATACTGTCATGTTTATTCTCTATATATTATTCTTATTAATCATCAAGTATCATTATTAGGGTTATAATACAATATTTTTAATGCTTCTTTTGCTGTTAAAATAGTAGCATAAGTCATGTCATCTATAATTTGTTGTTTCTGATCTCCATCTATATCTTTCATATTAAAAGTTTTTCTTATATAGTCATTATTATTATCAATAATTTTTTTATATCTATCTAAAACAGCTATATTTTTATCTAGTAATTTTTTCTTTATTGCTAGTTTTGCTGCTTCTTTATAATTTCCATCTTTTTTTAACTTTTCAATAGTGGGTTTATATTTTTTATATTTTTTATATTCATCATAAAAATCAGTAATAAATTCAGATTGTATACTTGGATCTCTTAAATTAAATGCTCTTAAACCAGGTATTTTAGTTAGTGAATCTGTTGGTCTAATTGGATCATCTATAATTCCAGTTTCTATTAATGCTTTGTCTACCGCCATCATAAAATAATTTCCCAATCCTCCTGTCCAACCTCTTATGTAGTTATCAACAAATATTGGTGATGGAGCATTATGATCTCCAATTATTGCCGCTAAAGTTCTTGATAATAATTTTGATGTTTCGGTTGTATAAGGATTAAATTGATATGGTCCTAATAATTGTCTTTCCATATATTCTGGAACTAAAGGTTTTCCACTAAATGTACTTCTATTCCAAATTTGTTCTAAAGGCGGAACTATTATTGTAGGTAAAGGATTTAAATTTTTTAATTGTGTTGTGGCAAATTCTAAAGCAAATCTTTTATAATCATTTTTTGCATTAGCATCATTTCCTATCCACCAATCTAATAATTGTTCTGTTCCAGATCCAAACACAACACCAATATCAAAAGGTTTTGGTATTCTGTAAGGTGTATCTCCTACAACTACTACCCAATAATTATCTTTAACCCATTGCGGTTGTCTTTGATAAATTTCATTATCTTTATTAGCAAACCAAAAATAAATTGAAGGTAATATTACTCCTGCTGTAATAGCAGTTAAAGCTCTTCCTGGTCTTTGAGTTAAACCATCATAAATTTTTGCATAACCTTGAACTCTTGAATTATAAAAAGCAGAAATTTGATTTAAGCCTTGCATATATGATCCCATTTTTGCGTAGTCTATAGTAACATCTCTTGTTTCAAAACCACCTCTTTCAAGTAACTCTCTTCCTTTTAATCCTTCTTTAACACCTTTTTTAATTGCTAATTTATATTCACCTAATCTAGTAATATTTTCTCCTATTTCCGATACTGTTCTTAATATTTCTATAGGATTAAAAATTTTATTTCTTATTTGTTGTCCATTTAACATTTCAAATGCACCTTTATCTCTTACTGTTTTGTCTAAAGATATTAAAGTTGATTGCATACCACCAGATTTTTCCCAATCTTCCATTATTTTTTTTGCTTTTTTACTTATGCCTGTCTTACCAAGAAACATTGTTAAAGCTCCATCTAAAGAACTCCACACAGGAACAAAACCACTTTTACTAAAAATAGGTGCAAGAACTGTATCTCTTGCTATGTTTGAAAATACAAAATCTGGAGATGTTGTAGCACCAGCTCTAAGAAGTCTAGCAGGAGTTCCAATAGCTCTAATAATCATTCCCATTTCTTGTGGATTAAATTCACTTAAAGATTCTGCTAATTCTTTTCCTACATCCCAAACTTCAAATTTACCATTACGATATACTGTAACTGAAGAACCATCTGGTTTAACAAATGATTTTCTAAATACTTTAAAATTTTCTAAAACATTTGGATCAATACCTTCTTTTATAATTTTTTTCTTTACAGTTTTTGTTTTTGGTATTTTTGCAATAACTTTTTCTGGTAATAATAATGCTTCTATTGGTTTTAATATAGGTTCTTTTACAAAAATTTCTGTAGAAAAAGCATTTTCTATTTCTTTTTTATCAATTTCTACTTTTATAGTTTCTATTTTTTTATTAATATCTGGAAAAGAAGATTTATTTTTTTCTATAAAATCAAAAAATTTAATTAAAGCATTATTTCTTTCAGCAAGTTTTACAATTTTAAAAGTATTAGAATATATAGTTTCAATAGGATCAAATACAGGTTGCTGTCCGCCTTTTACTCTTTTAAATGGATTTGATACCCCTCCATAAGCAGAAGGCTCTTCTCCTTTAACAGTTTCTAAAACTCTAGAAAAAGGTACATAGCTTTTATTAGCTTCAACCATTGCATTAAAACCTTCTTTACTTATTAATTTTAAATCTCTTGCATACTCAAGTAATTGTCTATTATAAATATCAATTTCTTTTGCAATAGGATCGTACTTGTTTTTTAAAATTTTTATTGTTTCTTTAGCTGCTTTTGAATCAAAAGGATGTTTAAAACCCCTTGCATCATATTCTAATGCTCTTCTTGAAATAAGATAAGCATTAAGTTCTGCATATTGTTTTTTAAGACCTTGTTCATTTAATTTTTTATTACCTTCAAATTTTAATGGTTCTAATATTTTTTCTAAAGGTTTACCTTTGTTTTCAAGATTAATTGTTTGCGTGGCTCTATTAATAAAAGAACCAGCTCTATTTGTCATGCCAACTAATACTCTAAATTGCTCATAAACATTTAATTTTCCTTTAGTATTTTTAGTATCTTCAACTCTTCTAACCATTCTTAATACAGGATGTAGTCTATCTACAAATAATTTTGTTAAAGTATTTTTAATTTCTGTTTTTTCTTTTGGTTTTTCAAATTTTGTTTTGGATAATATTAATTTTACAGAATCAGCAAAATCTAAACCTTCTAAAAATTTTTCATCTAATTTTATTTTTTTGCCAGTAATATCTTCAACTGTTTTTTTAATAGCTCTAGGTATTTCTAAATTTTTACTTGCTAAATCTTGTTTAACAGATTTATCTAATTTATAGTCAGCAGCTAAATCTACAGCATCATAATTAGTTTTTTTAATTATTTTTGGTATTTTTTTAGCTCCTTTTTCTCCTAAACCAAATGCACCAAATAAAATAACAGAATCTATTAATTGATCTTTACTTGGTAATTCTCTTTCTATTAAAGCACCAGATCCTTCAAAACCTGCAACCCTACCTATTAATTGAGGTAAAAATTTATTACTTATTCCACCAAGTTTAGCAGCAGCAGTAAGTTGTACTCCTTCTTTTAATCCTGCTTTTATTCCTTCGTTTCTAAATATTTCCCAGAAGTTATTCCAATTTGCTACTTGACCTTTTTCTCTCATTTCTAGATATGTTTCTCTAATACTACCAACAACAAGTCCAGATGTAAAAACACTTGCATTAGGTGAACGAGTGGCAAATAAACTTGCTCCACCAGTTGTTAAATATAAAGGTAAATCTTTTGCTATTCTTGCAGCATTAGTTAAATTTCTTTCAAGAAATCCTGTATCTTGAAAATCAACATTGAAATATTTTCCATCTTCTTTTGTACCATCTATATTAGGTATACCATGAGCTTCTTGAACTAAATCTATAACTCCAGTATTCCAACCAGCTTTAATTCTTTCACCAACATTATCTAATTTTTTTCCAACAGCAGATTCTAATAAAGATGTATCATCTGGATTTTCTTTTTGTATTTCTTCTATATCATCATAATCTTTAATTCTATTTATTCCTATATCTTTGTTATATATTTTTTGTATTGCTTTTGTATCGATAGGTTCAAAACCAAAATCTTTAGCAATTTCTTCAGAAGTGAAACCACCTTGTTTTAGTTGTTCTACTTTTTCTTGTTTCCAATTATCTATTTCAACTTTACTAAAACCACCTTGTTCTAGTTTTTGTACTTGTATTTGTAAATTTGACATTATTATTCACTAATTCTTTTTAAATATTCTGAAGGAGTTTCATTTGGAAGTCTTTTTATTTCTTCTTTAATATCAACATTTTCCATCATGTTTTTAAATATTTTATTTTTATCTGTTTGATATTGCATAAAATCTTTACCTATAAAATTTTTATTTTTATAATCTAACAATTCTAATGGAGATTTACCTTCTTCAATTCCAGTAATATACATTGAATACATATCATCTTTAAATCTTTTAAGATCATTATTATAACTTTTAGGATCAAGTATTTTAATTACTTCTGTACTAATAAGATTTTTTGTTTCATCTACAAAACTATGGAATGGTGCAAAAACTTTTTTAAATTGTTGTGGATTTTGATTTTGTTGTAATAGTATATTAGAATAATAAGTCAAATCATCAACATCTGTTTCTTCACCATATCTGTCTACAATAGATTTTGCGTTAGTTTCTCCAGGTAAAATAAATTTATCAGATATATTATTAATTTTATCTAAAGAAATTAAAGCAGATATTTCATTATTAGAATCAAAATTAGATTGAAAAGTTATATTTTGTTCAGCATTATTTATTATTTTTGTATTTAAATCTGTCATTTGATTTATAGCATCTGGATTATTTTTAAATATTTCTTGAATAGCATTTTGATTTATTCCTGTTTTAACATTAGCATTTTTAAGAGCTTCGTTATATAATTCTGCTGTTTCTAATTTTACAGCAGCATCAGATGCTTGAACTTCAAACAATAATTCATTTCTTTTTTCTCTAGCTTTTTTAGTTGTAAAGGTTCTAAATTCTTTTTTTTCTGTTTCTGATAAAGAATTATAAATATTTTTTAAATTTTCATCACCTGCAAAATTTCCAGATATAGTTTCTTTAACCACTTGTTTTAAAGCATTTGGTGGAACTTCACCTAATCCAACTAAAGATATAGCATTAGTTAATGTAGAAAATTTTTGATCTTTAATAACAATATCTGCTTTTTGTGAAAGTTCTAATATATCTTTTGATTCTAAAATATTAAATTTACCTTCTTGTAATTGTTTTTTTAAAAGAGATGGTTGGTTTAGTAACATTTTATTTGCAACAGCAGATGCAGAAAATTGTTGATACTTTTGTTTAACATCATTTTTAAGTTGTGGTTGATCGTTGTAATATGGATTAGAATCTAGTCTCTGATCTATTTCAATATATAATTGATCTAATCCAGAACCATTAGGTAAAGAAGATAATGCAAGAGTTTTTTGTGTTATAAAATCATTATCAATATCAGATGATTCTTTAAATTGAGTTTTTCTTGATTCTAATAAAGCATTAGATTTTAACTGTGCTGCTGATCCATAAAATTTAGATTTAAAAATTTGTTTACCATAACGAGAAAGATTCTGACCTTTAGTGTTAGACATATATTCATAAAGTGAGTTTGTGCCAGAATCGTAAATTGAAGAAGCATCTGATGGATTAGGATTTTTTCCAGTTTCACTAGATAAAGTTAAAAAACCATTTGGACCATTTTCATTGTCTTTATAGGAATCAGAAATTAATTTATCTACTTTATTATTTTCTTCTAAAGTTTTTTCTTTAATATATTCTTGCTCTACATATTTTGAAACAGGTGCTAAAGCAGTACCAATATTTTGAGATAAAGGAATTTGCAGATTAGTAGTAACGCTTGGTCCTTGAGATGTTATTGTTGATTGAGATGTAAATGTAGGTATCTTTGGCATTATTGATTCCTTGATCTATTAGATGATTTAGATCTTATTCTTAAATTACTTTTACTATTGTTTCTAGGGTTTCTATCTTTGTGATCTACATCACGACCCAATATACTAGAACCAAGTTTTTTTTTCATAATTCTTCTTGCAGTATTTCTACCAGCTCTATTCTTTTTTTGTTTTGCTTTAGAGTGATAATTTGCGTATTCTGATTTATAATTTCTCATTATGATGTTACCTTTTGCATACCTAATAAACTTGTGCCAACAGATGTAAGTGTTCCAAGCTGTGCAAGTTTTGATTGTTGTCTAGCAACTTCTCCAGATATTCTAGCAAAGTTAGCTTCTTCAAATTTTCTAGCTTTACCTATTTCAACATTATATCTAGCAATATCTTTTTCAACTTCAGCTTCATATAAATTTGATAATTGTATATTTCTTGCTGTACCAGAAAATTCTGCACCAGATTTTAAAGTTTGAACTACTTGACTTCCTTGTAGTTTTGAAAATTTTTTATCAAATTGAGCAAGTTCTAAATCTAATTTATTATCTAATATTTCTGCTTCTTGTTCTTTTACTAAAGCATTACGATTAGCAACTCCTTGATTGTATTTACCAATAGCACCTTGTTGTTGATATTGTGCTGCACCTATTGCACCTACTACTGCTGCTTGCCATCCCATTAGAATAACCTCGCATACATATATTGGTCTGAACCATCAAAACCCCATTTTCTCATCAGACCTTCTTTTTCTAAACCTAACCACTCTGCAAATCTTTGACCTTCAGAAAAATCTTTTCTAATTGCAGATTGAACTCTAGTAATATTATTTTCTTTAGCAACTCTTGCAAAATCTTTCTTGATTGCTTTTGCTACACCTAGTGGATGTTTCCACATTTCACTTGTTGCTATAACCCAACCTTCAGCAACTTGACCCCAAACCATTTTCATTCCTGCAGCAAAAATAGGTTCATCATTAACGATACCAGTAAATGCTAAATGATCTTGTACTAAGTTTTTAGCATCACCATCAACATTAATGTAATGTCTATCAGCTTCTAATACTTTATGATTCATTTGTTGAGATAAAATAAATTGTCCATGTTGTGCAGTATAAGGCACTATATATAATATATTATCCATCATTTGTTACTAACCTTGGGTATAACGATAAAATTGTAAAAGGTAAAGGTTGTGTTTGTCTAACAAAAATAAACCCATCTGTCTCGTAGTTTCCTCTAAATTCTATTTCTTTATCTCCTGTAAATGGTGGTATACCTTCATCCATTAAGTTAGCAGAAGATCTAAAAGGTATTCTTTCCATATCACTCAAGTTTGGTCCAACTTCTATACCAATACTTTCATACATTCTTACTGTAATATCATATATTCTTTTAGTCTTACCTTGTGATGTACCATCTTGTGATCCAGCATCTAATCTCATAGTCTGCAATAAAGATGTATAAGGTAAACCAATTTTAACATTTTTTGCTGAACGATCTAAAGTTATTGCACCAGAGCTAACAATTTTATTGGGGTGTGTTGAACCATCAGCTAATATTGAAACTGTTTCTCCTTCAAGATGTGCTAATCCAGACAAAGTTGTAACTGCTGAACCACTATAACTTAATGAACTATCTAAAAAATTAAATGATGTGTTATCTGTTTCATCAAAGTCAAGCTCATTTAAAAATTCAACTTGTCTATTAATTCCACCATCTATTGTTCTTTTGACAATTACCCATGTTTGATATTCTTTGTCATCAGTTGGAATTACAGCTACACTTTCTACCATTGCTTTACCCTCACTAGTTGCTGCAAGTCTTGTGGTATCAAAACTTTTAACAGTTAAATATCCTATTGAGTCATATGATGCTTGTTTAATAGTTACCTGTGTAACATTAGATGTTGCTGTAAAATCATTGTGAGCATTAATTGCATTTTTTAAATTAGTTGCAGTAACAGTATTATTAGTTTCATTTTTAAATTCATTTGTTCCAGCAGTTCCTGTGGTAGAAATAAAGTCTACAGTTGTTCCATCTGATTTTGTTAAAGTTATTTTTGTTTTATTTGCAATGTTTGCATAATCATTAACATTAATTGTAGCAATACCAAATCTTCCACCAAAAACGTGTCTATGCCAAGCTGTTACTTGTTGTTCTCTTTGATAAGTTAAACCAATTAATTCACCATCTTCTCTAGTACAATAAATAATTTGATTAGGTTCTTGTTGGTATGCGAGTTGTGTTAATCCACCTTCAGTAATGTGTTCTGCAAGGATAGTCATATCTGGAGCTACATAACCATCAACATCAAAGTTGTAAGCTAGTTCTCTAATTTTTCTTCTAGCACGTTGCAAAAATAATGTAGCGTTACCTACAGATATAGCATCTATGTTTGCAGCACCATGGTTAGATTGTTTTTTAATCATAATGTTAGTAGGAGTTACAGCATTATTATCTCCACCTCCACTTACTGCAAATTCACCACCTGCTGTACCTATAACTAAAGTTCTTGTTGATGCTAAAAATCTAATTGCATTTACTTGGTTAGATGCGATTGTATAAATAATTGCATCATCATCTGCAATCGTTCCACCAAGATTAGCATCCATATTTTCATAATCACCAGACTTTGAAAAGTAAACTGTTTGTGGATTATTTAATGTTGCAGCAAATATTAATCTTTGTTCAAAAAAGGTTACGCAAGAAGGATGACCTGTGGTATCTGAAAACGCACCAAGAAACCAATTAGTAATTGCATTAGCATTTGCAAAAGCTATTGTTACATTAACTGTTATTTCTGTTGTGTTAGTTCTTCCTGTAATTACACCATAGCCATCATTAAAATGTATTTGTCTACCAATGTCTGTTGTTAAAAATCCAGACCCACCATTTATTCCTGTAACCGCAGATGCAGTAATAGTTCTTGATCCTGTTCCAGCAGCAGAAGGTGTTAGTGTTGTTGTAGTAATATTTGGATCTAAGAATGGTCCTTTAGTAAACTCAACGTCTGTAAGCGACCAAGATGTGTGACCTGTTCTTGATAATTTTTCTGCTTCATGATTAGGATGACAAATATACATAACATCAGCACTCTGTGCAAATTTTAAATCAAATAATTCTGCTTCCAAATATGGTGTAGATATTTCATAAGGATTGTTAGCACTAGCTAATATTTGACCATTGTCTTTATAAAATCTTATATACTGATCACCAAACTCTAGCATATAAGTTTGTGTTGTGGAAAATTCAAAAGGAATTAATCTTGTTTTTTTTGTACTATTTTTTACTGCACAAACAAATGTTGTACCTGGTCTACGAGCTGCACTTCCATGAGGATATACAACTAAATTTTCTAAGGTTGCACAACCAGAAGCATATTTTGCTAAATCATTTCTACCATCTAATCTTGGAGATAGCTCACCACCTGTAAAGTTCGTTAATTGAACTGCAACTCTAGCCATAGGTTAGTACCTTGAGTTAATAAAGCTACCTGCGTCTATAGCATCTGTCATGCCTAAATCTTGATCTATGTTTTGACCTTCAGTTGAATCTACAAATCTAGCATCTCTTAATTTGTCTTGAAATAATTGATACATATTTTGAGCTGTTTGATTATTAGAAGTAACTGCAAAAGCAATATCAGCACCTAGTGATGCAGATAAAGTTTCTCTTAATAGTTCATCATATTCATTGGGATCAGTAACTCTACCAATGTATAATATTTTCATAGTAGATGTGTTACTTAAAATTTTTCTACCTTCTACTTTGTAATTAGATTCATAATCTAATATTCTAAGTAGTCTTAGGCAATCTGATGGTAGTGTAAAAGAAGTTTTAAAACCCCATGCAGGAGCTGTAGTGTCTGCTGCTAGTTCTACTCTTTTTTGTAAACAGTTCCAAGGATGTGATCTAAACACACCATCTCTTACTTGAGTATATCTTTGGTTACAAATTCTAGCGTTTTTTGAATCTTCTGTAAGTGAAAGTATAGTTGTAGCACCTAATTGATTTAATGCTCCATTACAAATATCTACTGTTGATGCCATATTACTTCCTTATAATATACTTACGCCTTATCTGTCTATCTTTTTCTAAAGCAAATATTTCTGCTTCAGTTTTCTCTTCTTTAGTGTCAAAGCCATAATGATACTTAGTATCATGTTTAAACCTATCTA